GATGAAGCAATTTCAAAAATGTCTGACGGTCGTCTTAAGTGGCATATTAATACTGGTGTACCACACGGCAGTTATACCAAGGACGAAATGAAAAAAGAAAAAGATCATCGTTTAAAGGCTGATCCTATAGGTTATCGTAATGCAAAACCGGCTATGAAAGAAGAAGTAGAACTCGATGAAGCCAATTCTCATCGTGAAGTTAACAATTTGAAATCTAAAGGAAAACATCACGAAGCTGGCGACCTTGCTGCAAAATCTGGCCATCTTCGTCAATATGGTCCACATTTTGGTATGCGTTCTGGCAAAGAAGAAGCTCAACGTCAGTTCTTTAAGGGATATGATAGTGTAAAGAAAACCAATGAAGAAGCAGAAATCGATGAAGCTCTAGGTTCGATAGATAATTTTAAAAAAGCTTCTAAGTTTGGACCAGAACGTGTGGGTGCTATGATCCGTGGTGAAAAGGCTCGTAAGGCAGAGATGGCAAAGGTATCAATAAAAAGACCTATTGGTCACAGAGTTGTTGCTGTTGGCCCCAATCAAACAGAAAAAGAAATAAGTAAGCAAAATTTTGAAGAAGAAGTCGATCATAAAAAAGAAAGATCAGAGCTTATTAATAAAGCAGCCGGTCACAATATTCCTTCAAAGATGAGAGAAAAGATTCGTAAGGCAGCCGATCTACATGGTATGGCTGCAAAGGATCCTGAGAAGTATGCAGCTGCTGCATTAGCAGCATCGAAAGCATTAAACGAAGAAGATGATGGTTGGTATGCACACCATGAAATTCATGGATCTAAAGGAATTTCTAAAGAAGATTGGAAAAAAGGTGTTAGAATGAATTCTAAAGGTGAACGTGTTAAAACAACCAAAGAAGAAGCCGAGCGGATCGATGAGCTTAGTCGCACCGGCATCTTGCAAAGATACTCTGATAAAACTAGACGTCTGGTAGATCGAGGTGTAGAAGAGCCTGAAAAAAGAGAAAAAATGAGATTTCTAGCCGGCAAAAAACGTTGGGGTAGTACTGGCGGTATTGCTTCAGCTAAAGTTCCTGCTACTAATGAAGAAGTTGAGTTCTCTGATGCTGAGATCGCACGCATTGAAGCTATATTAAACACTGTAGAATAATTATGGAATTACATTATGTTTTTGGTACCATCCAATAAGATTGACAATAAGAAGTTACTTGACAGTTTTGAGATAATTAGGGACGAGTATTTGTCCTTAATGAGTGAGGATTTTATCGACTACATCTCTGTTAGAGAAGGCATCAATAATATATTGAATAATGGCCCTTCTAATAATGGTGAAAGTTGGCAGGTATATCCTATTATATACAAGTCACAGGTTTATCCTTATAAGAAGAAACTTAGGACTGCTGAGATACTAATGGACTTAGGAGTTACACCGATACTCTCTGCCTTTTCTAACTTGGCTGGGAATAGTGAGATAGCTCCACACAGGGATTATGACGAAAATACTGTAGGCGGTTATAGTAAAGTGATTAAGTATCATCTTTCTCTCAGTACTCCCGTAGATGGAGAGTGTATGCTAGGTCACGGTGTTGGACAAGAAAGAGAAGCTAGGGAATTAAAGGCAGGAGACCTCAATGTGTTCGACGAGAGTATAACACACTGGGTTAAAAATAATGGATCTAGCACTCGCGGAGTTCTACTGATCTCATTCTTAAAGAAGGACATCTATTGATGATAGAACTGGTTGAAAAGATTAGGAAGAAGATGAAGGCGCCGCACACTTATGCAGCACCCGCTTTTTCGTCTACCAGCAGAGGAGCTAACTCCGATCAAGGTGGAATAGGCGATAAGAACCAAGTAGTAGGCTTGACTGATGAGATTGCATATAATCCAATTAGGGGAAAACCGGTTCAGATGTCCTCAGTCGCTATAGTTAAATCAAAAAATGCACCCGCAAGCACTAGTTCTCTGCAGAGATCAGCTGATTCTCGTAGGAGTGCACTAAATAAACAGGCAGTAGATCAAAATACTCTGCAACTAAAGAACAAGCAAACTCAAATAAATGATAGGGAAAAAGAGATGTCAAAGCAAAATCCAGTTGGTCAAAGACAGAAGATACCATCCTTTAAGCAGACTCTCAAGAAGATGCACGAAGAAACTGAGCGAACCGGATCAGAACATCCAATTGCACAGGCTCGTAAGGCTATTTCACTTAGAGGGCAATATACATTTACTCACATCAATGGTGATAAGCATAGGATGGATCCTAAGGTAGCTCACAAGATCCTAGCTCACCACGACGGTCTTAAGACTTCTGCAGAGAAGCTAGCATATGCTACTAGAATTCATCGCAGTAAAGAATCAATGGATGATGCTCTAGCCGGCAAGCCAGAAAAAATTCAGCCTAAGGTTAGCCTAGCAGGTAAGATTACGGGAACTCAAAGTTAATGGCCTTAATAGTTAATAATACTATCAAGTTAGAAAAGATCGTGATTGAGCTAGAACTTCCTGAAGTTGAAGAAGTAAGAAATTCTACTGTCAAGTCTTCTGGCTTAAGTGCTGGTAATATAGTTAAGATAGCTAGACCAGAACCTCAAGCTAAAAAAGAGCCAGAGAATGAAGGCCATGTTTCAGCTTCGAAGATAGTAATCTTGAGAAAGAAACCAAAAGCACCAAAGTACGTCAATGTAAGTAGCTATATCGATATTCCTCAAAATAGAAAAAAAACCTTAAATCGAGGAGTTTCTTCTTATATGGAAGATATGCGTAAAGATGCAGTTGATATAACTCCTGATGATGATGAAGAAAATTCTGACGTCTAAAATATATAAATAATAAAAACAACTTCTCTAGGAGGGATAAAAAAATGTCAAAATGGGGTAAAATCGATCAGTCTGTTACTGTGACAACAAGTACCACCGTAGAATCAACGACTGGCGCGCCTATTGGCACATATGCCCTCGTAAAGTCTGGTGGTGGAGATTCTTCTCATCAAGGTAATACCAATGGAACTCGGGCCAATGCCGATAAGACTATGTTCGGCAATACTACTGTAGGAGCATTTATTCCTGGTATGGCAACTGGCATATTTGGTATAAACTCTGCCGAAACTGGAGTTACTTCGGGAAATATTGCTTTCGCATATGTAACTAGCCCGGGTTCTGGATACGCAGCAAATGCCGCTGTTGCTATAACAGTAACAAACGGTGGAACTTCCGGTGTAGTTAACGCTAATGCTAATTCATGCGGGCGTATTGCTGCAGTTAAGATTCAAGTTGCAGGTTCAGGTTATAAGACTAATCCAACTATAGCTATTGCAGCTCCAGCTGCCGTTACATTCAATGGAGTATCAGGCATCAGCCTAGCGGACGACTCAATTATAATAAGTACAGCTAATAGTAAGTTCCTAGCCGGAGATAGAGTTCTATATAAGAGCACGACTGGTGCAGTAATTACTCCTCTCGCAAATAACACCTACTACTATATTCAAGGTGCCAATACTACTGCAGTTCTTCTATCGACTACTGTAGGTGGAAGTCCAATCAACTTCACTGCAAATGGATCGAACGATACGGGCCACTCTCTGCAGGGTGATACTGCTACCGGATACGTAACAGTCGGCGGCGCAATAAATCGTGGAGTCAGTCACGCTGGTTGGGTTCTTAGAACAGAAGGAACCGGCGGAAGAGCTGGAAGAGTACAATACGAAACTCTGGTAGCTATGGGTGGCGACATATCGGGAGACGCCAGTGACGACGAAATCCTTCCAGATTCAAACTAATTGAGGATAATATATTATGGCGAATAATTCAAAGAGAATATCCGAGCTCGGTGTACCAACTACTCTAGCAGCTAATGACAGAATAGTTGTGTTAACCGGCCCGGATACGTCGATTGCTAACGTACAGAGTATTACGGTAACTAACTTCGGCAAAGTGATGAGTAATTCGATACCGATAGCAAATTCTACTCATTTGGGTGTAGTAGCAGACGGCTCTGACGGTATTGGCATTCAGACGAATGACGGTGGCTTATATATCAAGCTAGCAAATACTGTACCGAATACAACCCTATTCACTGGCAGACAAGGTTCTATGAGAGTTGATTCTAATTATCTTTATGTATGCGTTTCACTCAATAAATGGAAAAGAGTGCCTCTAGACGATTCGTTCTAAGATGAAGTTCGAGAAACTAAGTGAGGATAATTTTCTAATCTACTGTGCAAGACACTATGATAATCCGCAGTGCTACTCCACAGAGGAGTTCATTGAAGACTTAAAGCGAATTAGATATATCAAGAAGCTAATAACTAGATATATCGATAGCGGTGACCTTAAAGATAGACTAATATTAAATCATATTATTATATTACATAATGTATTTTCACCTGATCACCTCTCCAGGATACTATACATGAAGATGAAGTCACATTTTAAATACGTTAAGCCATTTTTATTACTATTAAATGCATTGCCTGAAAAGATATATGACATTAAAGATGAAAAAGTTATAGACTTGACAATGATAACGATGGATGAAAATATAGTAGCAGCTTTAAGGAAAGTTTAATGTCAGATATTGCGACAAATTCAATGGGATCATCGAGCTCTACTCCGAGCACTGGGGCGATAGACACCTATGATCCCTTACTGGGAAAGAAAAAAAAGAAACTCAGGGATATAACTCCTATGATCAAGAGAAAGATTCCAGTATGAACGCGGATGTTGACTATGCGATGCAGCGCATCGATAAGATGGATGCATGGCTTCAAAGACTAACTGAAGTATCTGTAGATCTAAAGAGTATGTTAGCAGTTCACGAGCAGAGACTAATGCAACACGACAAGCAGCACGATTATATAGAAGAAATTATAGAAAAAAGAAGAGCACAGATAGATGGGCAAATCGATTCGGTTTATAATACGATGAGAGATCAAGACAATAGAATACTAGAAGAACTTCAAAAAATGCGAGTAGACACATCAGCCCAGCACATGGAAATGTCCATAAAGATATCAAAGCTTGAGAAATTCGTCTGGACGTCAGTTGGTGCAGGCATGGTCGGTGTATGGCTACTAACCTATGCAATTAACTACTGGCTTGGATCATCTATGTAAAATAGGCATGTACATTTTATCCAATTAGTGTATAATAGATTTTATGCATTGGAGAATAGTACATGAATTGGCTAGAACAAAAGTACGTAAGTCTGTTATCTGGTCGATTGGATAGATTTACTAGGAAATCATCAGGAAAATTCAACTTCCGTTGCCCTGTATGCGGGGACTCGGCCACTAACAAGTATAAGGCTCGAGCTTGGATATATGAGAATCAGGGAAAAAGTATGTTTCACTGCTTCAATTGCAGTGTATCAATGGGTGTCCCTAATTTCATTAAGATGATCGATCAGCAGTTGTACAATGAGTACAACATGGAAAAACTCCAGAATAACAAGACTCCTGAGCAGATAGACCTCGAGAACTTCGTCAACAAGATGAAGAAGCCAGTATTTCAGACAGAGGGAATCCTTAAAGGCCTGAAGAAGGTAAGTCAGCTATCTCCAGATCATCCAATTAAGAAGTACGTAGTTAGTCGGCAGATACCTAACCCGTATCACGCCAAGCTATTCCTGTGTCCCAATTTCTATGCATATATAAATGGTGTCATACCTAATAAATTCTCTGAGGAATCTTTGAAGAGGGACGAAACTCGACTACTGATACCATTTATCAATAAAGAAAAGAAAATTCATGCTCTGCAGGGAAGGAGTTTGGATCCTAAGAGTAGCCTAAAGTATATAACCATAGTAACGGACGACAGCGTAGAAAAGATATATGGACTCGACACAGTCAACTACGACAATAAGTTTTATGTTTTTGAAGGTCCTATCGATAGCATGTTTGTGCCTAATAGTATCGCTAGTGCTGGCGGTGATATTATATCCGTTCTGCCTAGTCATCTCAAAAAGAATGCAGTCATTGTGTACGACAACGAGCCAAGATCTAAGGATACTGTAAAAAAGATTGATCGTGCGATAATGAATGGGTTTAACTGCTGCATATGGCCAGATAGTATGCAGCACAAAGATGTTAATGATATGATAAAAGCTGGCCTGAGTTCGGAATTTATAAGATATATAGTTGATCAGAACACTTACAAAGATTTAGCAGCGAAGATGGCCCTCACATCATGGAGTAAAATATGAATAGTTCTAAGATAATTGCAGTGACGAGGCCCATTGATTCTACGATGAGTGTAGATGACTTTGTTGCATATGTAGCTAGGGTGTCTAATCCATTAAATCAAAATAATAAAGACACTTCGCAGAGGTTGCTAAAATACTTAATGAAGCACAAGCACTGGTCTCCGTTTGAGATGGTGCACATAGTCATGGAAATCAATACAACGCGGGATATCGCTCGCCAGATTCTTAGGCACCGCTCTTTCTCTTTTCAAGAATTCAGTCAGCGATATGCTGATCCAACAGCAGACATGGGCTTCGAAACTCGTAAAGCACGTTTACAAGATAACAAGAATAGGCAGAACTCTATAGAAACAGATGATAAGAAACTAGAGACAGAATGGCAATTTAAACAATCACACCTAATAGTACAGGCTAAGCATGTATATTCTTGGGCGATTGACAATGGTATTGCGAAAGAACAAGCTCGTGCAGTTCTTCCAGAAGGTCTTACTTGTTCCCGTCTTTATATGACTGGTTCTCTTAGAAGTTGGGTGCACTATTGTGAGCTACGCATGGGTATTGGCACGCAGAAGGAGCATAGAGAAGTAGCGAGGGACGCATGGTACCAAATAACAACCGAGTTTCCATCGCTAAGGGATAGCCTAAACATAGTTACCGAATAATTTAATGTACTTAATTAAAAATATAATATACTATAATAATAAAGGAGCTAATAAATGATAGCGAGTGCTACGACGGTAACGAAGAGAGATGGTACTAAGGAAGTACTAGATCTTAATAAATTTCACAAGGTAGTAGCATGGGCTTGCGACGGGATTACCGGTGTTTCTGAGTCGCAGATCGAGATCAATTCTTCGATACAATTCTATAGCGGAATTAAGACTCAGAATATACAGGAAACACTCATCAAGGCAGCTGCAGACCTCATAAGCGAGGATGCTCCTAATTATCAGTATGTTGCTGGTAGACTTATCAATTATAACTTAAGAAAAGAAGTTTATGGAAATTTCAATCCATCTGATCTTGTTACTCATATTAGATCTGTTGTTGATGCAGGATATTACGACTCTGAGATCCTATCATGGTACGGACCAGCAGACCTTGGACTACTTAATGGGTATATTGACCATAAGCGAGATTTCACTCTTACATATGCTGGCATGGAACAGCTTAGGGGTAAGTATCTGGTAAAAAACAGAGTTACCGGTAAGTACTACGAGACTCCTCAGATGGCTTACATGCTTATTGGCATGGTACTATTTCGTAATTATAAGGAAGACAGACTTAAATGGGTGAGAGAATTTTATGATTCAACATCTAGCTTTGAGATATCGCTCCCTACTCCGATCATGGCGGGTCTTCGTACTCCTCAGAAGCAATTCTCTTCGTGTGTTCTTATTGAAACAGAAGATTCGCTGGACTCCATTAATGCAACAGCTTCAGCCATTGTTAAGTACGTTTCCCAAAAAGCTGGTATTGGCATTGGTGCCGGTCGTATTCGCGCTGTCGGCAGTCCTATTCGTAGTGGCGATGCGTCTCATACTGGCGTTATACCGTTCTATAAGCACTTTCAGTCAGCAGTTAAGAGCTGCAGCCAAGGAGGTGTACGAGGTGGCGCTGCTACTCTTTACTATCCAGTGTGGCATCTGGAAGTAGAAGACCTACTCGTACTAAAAAATAACAAGGGAACGGAGGATAATCGTGTCAGACATCTCGACTACGGGGTACAGTTTAATAAAGTCATGTATGAGCGTCTTCTTCAAGGCGGTAATATTACTCTTTTTAGTCCTAGTGATGTACCTGACCTCTACGATGCGTTCTTCATTGACGTCGACAAATTTAGAGAATTATACGAAAAGTATGAGCGATCTACTAAGATTAGAAAGAAAGTAATATCTGCTACTGAATTATTCTCTGCATTTATGCAAGAGCGTAAGGATACCGGGCGCATATACCTGCAGAATGTTGATCACGCAAATGATCATGGCTCTTTCATTAAAGAACTAGCACCAATTCGCATGAGTAATCTATGCACAGAGATTACTCTTCCTACTAAGCCGCTATCCGACTTAAATGATCCAAATGGTGAAATATCTCTGTGCACTCTAGCTGCTATTAATTGGGGTAAGATAAAGGATCCATCAGACTTCGAGCGACCGTGCACCCTCATCGTTCGAGCACTAGACGAGCTTCTCGACTACCAAGATTATCCTGTGCTAGCAGCAAAAAACTCTACTATGGCTCGTCGACCTCTCGGCGTAGGCATCATTAATCTCGCATACTGGCTAGCTCGCAATGATCTCGATTATCAAAATATAGACAGTGAAGGACTAGATAAACTGCATGAATATACCGAAGCTTGGTCTTACTATCTCATTAAAGCCTCTATCGACAGGGCGGCTGAAACAGGAGCTCCTTCCAAGTCTAACGAGACTAAGTACTCCCAAGGTATCATGCCGATCGACACCTATAAAAAAGAAGTAGACGAGCTAGTAGCACCTAACTATAAATTGGATTGGGATATTCTTCGAGAAAGGGCTAAGCATTATGGAATTAGAAACTCCACTCTCATGGCACTCATGCCAGCGGAAACCTCCGCTCAGATTTCAAACTCGACAAACGGCATTGAACCTCCTCGGAGTCTCGTCTCTGTTAAGCAAAGTAAGGACGGCGTTCTCAAGCAAGTCGTCCCAGAAGTCAGGCGCCTTAAGAATAAGTACGATTTACTTTGGTCCCAGGTTTCTCCAGAAGGATACATTAAGATCGTGTCTGTCCTCCAAAAGTTTATTGATCAAGGAATTTCAGTAAATACTTCCTATAATCCAAAATTTTACAAAGAAGAGCAAATTCCTATGTCTACTATGCTGCAACACCTCCTAATGTTCTATAAGTATGGAGGAAAGCAGCTGTACTACTTCAATACAAACGATGGTGCTGGTGAAATCGATGTTCATCAAGAACTAGCATTAGGTGCAATAGATGATGAGGACTGTGAAAGTTGTAAGATATGACAGACAAAGAAAAGCTGGAAATTAAGATAGCGAAGATGATGTTGCCAGTTGAAACCGCGATAATGATGTCAGACAACGCAGATGATGTTGTTCTACTAGCAATAGGCATGCTTAGAAAGGCTATTTTGATACTAGAAAATCAATACAATAGGGAATCTAGAATTGCACTAGTGGAGCGGTTTAATAAATGAAAAATCTAATAGAATATATCAAGAACTCAAACATAATCTTTACAATTATATTGAATCCGTTTAGTTGGATTCAATCTCCTTTCTATTTTCATTGTGAGACTGACAGTGACATGGATCCAGGATTAAAGTTAGACTTAGTAATTAAAGTTCTATTCTTAAAAGTATTAATCTTTATCGACGATGGGAGATGGTAAATGAGTGTATTCGACATAACTAATCACAAAGACCCGATGAAAGCCTGGGCATTCTTTGATGATCCAGTAACGATCGCTCGTTACGATAAGCAGAAGTATCCATTCCTCGAGAAGCTAACACAATCTCAGCTCGGTTTCTTTTGGCGCCCAGAAGAAATAGATGTATATAGAGATGCTAAGGATTTTAAGGCACTAACCAAACATGAGCAACATATCTTCACATCCAATCTCAAGCGACAGATCCTTCTCGACTCCGTTCAAGGACGCGCGCCAACTGCAGCATTCAGTCCCATCTGCTCACTTCCTGAGTTGGAGAATTGGATCCTTACCTGGGCATTCAGCGAATCTATCCACTCACGAAGTTACACTCACATCATTAGGAACGTATACTCTGACCCGTCGATTATATTTGATGGAATGATGGACATGAAGGAAATCGTAGACTGCGCTGGTGACATCAGCAAGTACTACGATAACTTGATCATGATGAATGAATTTCATAGCTTGAATGGGTATAGAGTAGATGCCGGTTACAACGACTGGACTGATAGATATCGTCATAAGAAAGCTTTGTGGCTTACACTCATGTCGGTTAATATCCTTGAAGGTGTTCGCTTCTATGTTAGTTTTGCTTGCTCTTGGGCGTTCGCTGAGGTAAAGAAGATGGAGGGCAATGCCAAGATCATCAAGTTGATCGCTCGCGATGAGAACCTTCACCTCGCTGGCACTCAACAGCTGCTTAAAGTGTTGCCAACTGATGATTCTGATTTTGCAAGAATTAAAGAAGAGACAAGAGAAGAGTGCATTAAGATGTTTAGAGATGCAGCTGAGCAGGAAAAAGCTTGGGCTCACTATCTATTTGCAGATGGATCTATGATTGGATTAAACGAGCACCTACTCAATGAGTACGTCGAGTGGATCTGCAATAAGAGAATGACTGCTGTCGGTTTAACTCCTATATATAGGACTGGCAGTAATCCACTCCCTTGGACCGTTAAGTGGATCAGCGGTTCTGAAGTTCAGGTAGCTCCGCAAGAAACAGAAATATCTTCGTACATTGGCGGCGGAGTAAAAAAGGATATATCAAATGAATCATTTAAAGGTTTTACGCTATAGCATAGTATTTATTTTAGGCGCTTTCGGATCTATAGCTTATGCCATAGACCAGACACCTCCTTATCCGGTTGCAGCCTGCATTCAGCAGGTGCCACTTGGAATTCCAAAAACATTGGATAAGAATCCTACATATATCTGTCGTAAAGCTTACATACTAGAACACGATCCAATAGCAAAGATTCCTAGGTGGGTTGCATGGACACTAATACCAGAACATGCAATTGGATGCTTACCTAGAAAAGATTCATTCGCCGCTGATGCTTCTCTTCCAATAGATCAACGCTCTACTCCTAGCGATTATGCCGGATCTGGATACGATCAAGGTCATTTAGCTAATAATGCTGATATGTCGTGGAATGAAGACGTAATGAGAGAAAGTTTCATTATGTCAAATATGAGTCCACAACTTCCTTCTGTCAATAGAGGTGTGTGGAAGGAATTGGAAGAAGCTACTAGAGCTCTAGTGCATCAGACAAAGCACGCATATACGATATATGCGGGAAACATATATACTCTCGGTGGCAAGACAATTGGAAGTGACAAGGTAATTGTTCCTCAATATTTGTATAAGATTCTAATAGACAATACTACTAAGACTTCATATGCATTTATGATGCCTCATAAGGATGGACTAATATCTAATATTCTACACTATCAGACAACGGTTAATTCTATAGAAATACTATCTGGATATAAATTTCCAGTTCCTGACACCAAAACAAACAAAAATCAATTCCCTATCATCCTATCGAAAACTTACGCGGATGATAAGAAAAAGCAGTGTAAGGAATAATCAATGACAAAAGAAACTATTAGTATATCGGAGGTAATAGAGCTACTAAAGGAAAATATCGATGACGAGGGACTGAGAACTAATATATATTATGAGTTAATTAACCTCATCGAGTTATCCGGTTATAGCGGATTAAATGAGTGCTCTAAGGTTGATCCGCTCTTCGATGAGATTCTCAGAGATATGAGTGGTATTGAAGATGCTGAAGAGGCTGAAGAAGATCTAGATTGGGATGACCAAGATAGGGAATCATTCTAAATTGAATAGGTATCGCACCGTCTTTATATCTGACACTCATCTCGGTACTAAGATGAGTCAATCCGGATTTTTATTAGATTTTATCAAGTCATTCGAGTGTGATACTGTCTACTTAGTCGGAGATATCATCGACGGCTGGGCAATGCACAAGAACTTCTATTGGCCCCAAGAACACAACGACGTCATACAGAAGCTGATGCGTAAGGCGCGTAAGGGAACTAAGATAGTCTATCTTCCTGGAAATCATGACGAGTTCTTACGCAGTTTCTGCGATACATCATTTGGAGAGATATCCTTAATCGATAAGAACATACATATTGGTGTCGATGGTAAAAAATATCTAGTTATGCACGGAGATCAATTTGACGTAGTAGTGAATAATATGAAATGGTTATCTCACTTTGGAAGTTGGGCATACGACGTTACTATAGACATCAACATTCTACTATCGAAACTTAGAACCATTCTAGGCAGACCGTATTGGTCTCTTAGCGCTTGGGCTAAGTATAAAGTAAAGGAAGCAGTTAACTTTATAGGTGATTATGAGGAGAACTTAACATCCTACGCAAAAAGCAAGGGTGTAGATGGAATAATCTGTGGACATATTCATCATCCAAATATAAGAGACATCAGCGGGATTACATATATAAACTGTGGCGACTGGTGCGAGACCTGTAGCGCCGTAGTCGAACACCTCGATGGTAAGATGGAAGTGATAATGTGGAATGAGTTACGAGAATCCATGGACGTTCAGCAATAATATAGTAGACTCGGAAATACTGGAAAATTATCTGGGATTCGTCTACGTCATTACCAATCTTATAGATAACAAGAAATATATAGGTAAGAAGCTGCTAAAGAGAACCAAGACTAGACAAGTTAAGGGGAAAAAGAAGAGATCACTAGTTGAGTCGGATTGGAAGGACTACTATGGATCGAATAAGGAACTGCTGGAAGACGTAGCTAATATAGGATTTTTTAATTTTAAGAGAGAGATTATAAGACTCTGCAAAACAAAAGGAGAGTGCAACTATTACGAGGCTAAACACCAGTTCGATAATAATGTTTTAACCAATACAGAATACTATAATATGTGGATTATGGTAAAGGTACATAAGAGTCATATACCAAAGGAGTGAAGATATGTCAGTGAAGGTTGAATACGGTGATCTAACAGAGATCCAGATGCAGCAAGATGAAATAGACGAGATAGTATCATCTGTTAAATCTATGAAAAAAGATGGCTTGATGGTAGAGTGGGGTTCCGGGGGATCCACTATTAAGTGGCTAGAAAGCATGCAAAAAGACCAAAAGCTCGTTACTATCGAGCACAACACATCATGGTATAGAAAAATTAGAAATACCATGAAGCTGTATCCAGACTACAATACTAGACACGAATTAATTCTAAGTGAAGAGAAGCACGGCTTCAAGCACGGCTACGCAGATATCATTGAGGAACACCCATTCGGATTGGAAGACTACATAGTTCCCGATGAGAAGATTCTCGATGCAGACATATTCTTCATTGACGGAATTGCTAGAGCTGCGTGTGCTATGATGGTACTCGCCGCTTCTAAGAAGAAAGATCCAGTTATCTACTTGCACGACTGGGTAGGTAGAGAAGCTTGGTATGCTTGGGCAGTCAATAGATTCCCTAAGCATGAAAAAGTAGGTCATACATTGGTTAGATTGTACAAATAGGAGAGCATCATGAGTTGGCCGCATAAAAATCGTCCTCGCAAAGGTCGTCGCAAAGTTGGATCCAGAAAGCGTAAGGCACGTCGCCAGAATAAGAAGCGTTAATGAATGAGAAGTTTGACATGATGATGAATAAAAATCCATATGAAGGTTTTATGGGCCAAATATATAGCGTAGTAGACGAAGAGCTAGATAAGGTATCATCTAAATTTGGTTTTGAACTAAATGTTGTATACGATGAGCTGCAGACCATCAGTTATACTGGAAACGACAGAATTGATATATACGTTGATCCAGTTACTGACAGGATATATAGAATAAGCTTATTCAACATGTGACCAATAAGGAAAGTTGGCCGAGCGGCTTAAGGCACCTCACTGCTAACGAGACGTAGGGAAACCTACCGAGAGTTCGAATCTCTCACTTTCCGCCACTACAATAAATAGATGATCAAAGAGGGAAACATCTATGAAATCAACATTAAAAACAATGAAGAAGGTGGTCCGTGAAGAGCGCGGACTGCCACTCAATGAAACAAAGATAAGCTTAGACTATCACACAGAACTCAATTCGAAGTTATGGAATGGGTGGAATCTTAGACCTGATGTTAGATCGAAGTTACTAGACTTTGCTAATGCATGGGCCGATTTTGCGAAGATACCTTCAAAATTGATACAAGATATCATAATGGTAGGTGGCAATACAAATTACAACTATACTTCAAAGTCTGACATCGACGTCCATATAGTAGTGGATAGAAATAAATTAAACGCGAATAGAGGATTTATAGATGAGTATCTTCAAGCTAAGAAAATCCTATGGACTCTCACGCACAAGATTACTATCCTTGGATATCCAATTGAACCATACGCACAGGACTCTACAGACAGTTATGCCAGTGGACAAGGTGTCTACAGTCTTAAACGGGGAGAGTGGCTACAAAAACCGATTCACGGAAACTTCAACTTTAAAACAGACCCAGAGTTGAAGAGGAAGGTCATATACTATGTTCACTTGATAGATAATATTATCAAGAATAAGATGGGACCGACCACTATAAAGGACCTAAAGTCAAAGATAGCTGAGATGAGAGCATCTGCCATTGCCAAGGGTGGAGAGTTTAGCTTCGAGAATCTCGTATTTAAAGAACTTAGGAATAGGGGATACCTAGATAAAATGAATAACTATGAAAAAAGCCTAAAAGATCAACAATTAAGTCTAAAATAAGGATGTACATTATGTTTGAATCGCTGTATAGTGAACTAGAGTTGTTAATAATAAGGGACATGGAAACTAATGGATATGACCCAAATTATCAGCTTGATATAGATTTGTATTGGAGTCATAGATTATGATAGGAAGCGTAGAGATATACACGAAGCCAGACTGCCCATATTGCACGAAAGCTAAGCATCTTTTAAATACTATGAGTATCGCATTTTCAGAGCAAAAACTGTCGGTAGACTTTACTAGAGAGTTTTTGATGGATAAGTATCCACATGCAAAATCTTACCCAGTAGTAGTGATCGATGGATTCCACATCGGCGGTTATAGCCAACTCGCCGAGAAGGTAGAGACTGAATTTGATAAAACAACACAACTTTTAAATGAAGGAAATATATGATGATCTATACACGTGATGCTCTCATTGAAGATCTTCGCTTCGGCGCATGCGAGATTATATTCACTAAGGTTGACGGAACAGAGCGCAAGCTTCGCTGCACTCTAATGGACAAGTATCTTCCGCCTAAGACAACCAACGGCGATATTATGGAAGAACACAAGAAGCCAGAGAACTTGGATCTCGTTGCTGCATGGGATTTGGAAGCCGGTGGTTGGCGCTCATTTAGAGTCGACTCAGTCAAGTACGCTCAAGCGATCGACGGTTACTGATATGACCAAAAAAATAGTATTGGTTACTACCGTATCTATGTTCAAACACAGCTATGCATTTTGGGAAGATAAAGACACAGATAGTAAGGGTGTTTTAGATTTTATTGGTGATGATGACATAGAAGAGATGTCGCAGGAATGGATAGGCGAGCAAATAGTCAATTACAGGGATATAGATATGAAAGAATATCTGCAGATCTTTGATAAAGAAAATGACTATCTAAAAGATTGGCCTTCAGAGAAAAAGATATCTTACATCCTTGATCCTGAAGTGATTGAGCAGAAGAAATATCAAAAAAATAACATCGCTAAAAAAATAAAAGAAGAGGAATAGTTATATGAATGAACAAACTAACTGGGGTTATCACCTCATTCTCGATGCAGCAGGTTGTGATCACGGATCAATTACTAGCGAAGAGAACATAAGCAACTTCGCTAAGGAACTTGTTAAGCAGATCGACATGGTAGCTTTCGGCGAGCCAATGATCCAAAAATTTGGATCAGGTGATAAGGAAGGCATCACACTCGTTCAATTGATCGAGACTTCCAACATCTGCGCTCACTTCGTCAATGAGAGCGACAGCTTCTATCTTGACGTGTTCTCTTGCAAACCATTTGATCCGCAAATTGTAGTCAACCTAACTGCATCTTTCTTTGGTCACAAGAAATTCAACACAGCATTCCTCCAGCGTCAGGCTCCTATATTCGACGAGAGCGGAGAAGTTGACGGCCAAGAAATCCTTCCACCAGAACAAATGAACTAACACAGAGGTTATTATGGCCGGTTTTGAAGAGAATGAGATTTCACTGAAAGCCAATGGTGGTACTGAGTTGATTAAGAGAAGACTGGGAGGGTTGTTAGATCCAACCCTCCTCGACAACTTTCAAATCATATCATCTCGAATCAGGGAACTAAACCCAGAAAAAATTCGAGTGATGTGGTCTCATGACCTACCAGAGGATCCAGAGTCAGAAAAGATAAAGCATAAAGCATATCGAGATAAGTTTCACAAATTCGTGTTCGTTAGTAATTGGCAATATAACAGATACCAGCTTTTCAGTGGTTTGCCATATGACACTACATCAATAATCATCGAGCACGGAATTGTACCGTCTCCGGCATCTTGCTTAAATAAACCCAATGATAAGATTAGGTTGGTGTATACATCTACACCTCAAAGAGGACTAGAACTCCTCGTTCCAGTATTTAAGCGACTAGCTGAGAAGTATCCAAACATTCACCTCGACGTATTCTCTAGCTTTAAGATCTATGGATTCGATGAAGCTGATAAGCGTTATGAGCCTCTATACGAAGAGTGTCGCAATCACCCGCAAATAACATATCATGGCTTTACTCCTAATGATGAGTTAAGAGCACACGTAGATAAGTGTCACATCTTTGCTTATCCATCGATATGGATGGAAACCGCTTGCATCGCTTTGATGGAAGCGATGTCAGCTGGTCTCGTCTGCGTTCATCCAAATTTTGGAGCTCTTGCTGATACTTCAGGTGGTTTAAATATGATGTATCATGGCAATTTTAATGATAGGAATTCTCACGCTAATATCTTATACTCTTACCTCGAAGGAGCCATTGAGTTAGTTAAGAGCAATAAGAGCGCTGAATTAGTTGGATATGCAAAGTTCTATGCAGACAATCGATTCCACATTAACAGAGCAATGCAACAGTGGGAAAATTTGCTGAAAACTCTCCTTAATGATTACCCTACTATTGAGTCAAGATTTATTGCCGAGGAGAAATTCGTGTATCGAACAACATGATAAATAACCATGTACATATTATGAAGATTAATATACTATAAAAAATAGGATTGGCATGAGCAATATTATTAAGTTTCCAAAGAACAATCCAAAGTTTGTTCCGGCTGATCTTGAAGAGATAGAAGATAGAATGGATGACCTTAAGCTGCATCACATTCACGAGAGTCTGCAGAACATTCTACCTTCTTTTTTCGCTCAACTAGAAACTGTTGGATTTGACTTCAGTACTCTCGAGGGAGAATCCGATCCATATATAAAGGATGGTGCTTTCGTAGTAGAGTCTATAAAAGCGATGCTCTGTAAATATCACGGCATCAATCACCCATTCAGTGCTATAGCTGATAATATCTTCGTTCCAGATGACGAAGAAGAGGGATCATTTAAGATAGTAGACAACATAAGTGTTAAGTTCAGACCAATTGAGGAAGGAAACGGCTAAAGCCGACATATCATGATTTTAATTGACCTAAATCAAGTGATGATATCTAATCTAATGATGCAACTCGGTAATCATACCAATGCTAGCCTAGAAGAGAATATGGTAAGGCACATGGTTCTCAATGCCATCAGATCATATAGGACTAAGTTCTCTGACGAGTACGGTGAGATAGTCATAGCTTGCGATAATAAGAACTACTGGAGAAAACAGATATATCCTTATTATAAGGCTAATCGCAAGAAAAACATAGAGAAGTCAGAGCTCGACTGGCAATCGATCTTCGAGTGCATGAACTCAATCAGATCAGATCTAAAAGAGTTCTTCCCTTATAAGGTAGTTGACATCGAGTCGTGCGAGGCAGATGACATCATCGCCACTCTCGTAAAGCTACATAGCACTTCCAATGCACAAAAGATCCTAATCCTATCCGGTGACAAGGACTTCATTCAGCTTCACAAGTATAACAACGTAAATCAATACGATCCAGTTAGGAAGAAGTGGATCGTGCACGAAGATCCTAATCGATACTTACACGACCACATTCTTAAAGGAGATGCAGGCGACGGCATTCCAAATATCCTATCTGACGATGACACATTCGTTTCTGGTAAGAGACAGAAGCCCATGACTCAAAAGAAGATGGATCAGATATATAGGAAAGAGGTAGAGTTAGATACTATCTCAGCTAGAAATTATAGTAGGAATCAAACATTGATCGACCTAACGAAGATTCCCCAACAGATAGAGCAGGCAATTGCTGATAGCTTTTTTAATCAACAAACTAAGACTCGCGAGAAGCTCTTCGGTTATTTTACCGGACACAAGCTCAAGCACTTGGTCGAACACATCCAGGAGTTCTAAGATGGTAATTGGTATGGCCGAGTTCCTAGAGAACGTGTCAAAAATGAAGAAACGCGAGGAGAAGGTGGATATCTTGAAGCGAGCTACTAGCTTCGCGCTCAGAACTATACTTCAGGGCGCTTATGATCCGAAGATTAAGTGGCTATTACCTCCAGGAATCCCTCCTTATAAACCAAATGATATTCAAGATCAAGAAGGAGTACTCCTTAGGGAATGCCGCAAACTAAACTACTTCGTTGAAGGTGGTGCAGCTGTCCGGAGTCAGTCGCAGCGCGAGATGATGTTCATCGAGTTACTTGAGAATGTCGCACCAGCTGATGCAAAATTGCTGTGTTCAATTAAAGAAAAGAAGTTGCCGTATAAGGGAATAACGGCCGACATTGTCAAGGAAGCATTTCCCGACTTAATTTCAGTGGAGATTACGAACTAACATGGGTAAGTCTAAACATATTAAAAACCACGACTATTATGCTGATAGGGAGTATATGGATGGTGGAAGATACAATGATGTTGATAGAATGGCTAACATCGCGAGACTTAAAGAAAAGAAGATTGAGCGTGCAGTAAAGACCAAGAATATCGATGTACTCATTGACATGGATAATGAGGGGTTAGATCCTACTGACTACGAATACAGCCAACAAGATAACTTAAATTTATGAAAGTTTAGTGGAAATAATGCCAACCTACAAGTTCAAGAATAATACCACCGGTGAGGAATTCACCGACTTTATGAATATGTCGCAGCTAGACATTTACATGACGGAGAACAGTCACTTAACGCAGTTAGTTAACGGCGCACCAATGATCGTTTCAGGAGTTCCTAGAAAGCCTGATGACGGTTTCAGGGATGTACTCAGAGACATAAAGAGAAAGAACTCTAAGGGACTCACAAGGTCGACGATTAACACATTTTAATGAAAAGATTTCAAATGGATTCACCCGAGAGGCTAACAAGAAAACAAAGAAGAATACAGCGTCAATCAGGAGTATCGGAAGACATTAACACCAATCTTAAACTAAACTTCAAACTGAAGAGCGTGGATCCACTGACTAAGAATCAGCAGCTCACATTCAGCCACTATGATAGCGGGAAGAACCTACTCTTGCACGGGATAGCCGGAACCGGAAAGAGTTTCGTATCTATATTTCTAGCGATCAGACAGATTCTCGAGGAGAACGGCAGATTTAAAAAGCTAGTCATCGTAAGGAGCGTGGTTCCTACGAGAGACATGGGATTCCTACCAGGAAATAACAAAGAGAAGACGAAAGTATATGAAGCACCGTATCAATCTATATTTACGGAATTGTTTGGCAGATCTGATGCTTATGAGTATCTCAAGCAGAAGGACTTCGTCGACTTTATCAGTACGTCTTTCATTAGAGGTATTACTCTTAACGACTGTATTGTGGTTGTAGATGAGATTGCTAATCTTACTCTTCACGAGCTAGACTCAGTGATCACGAGAGTTGGTAAGAACTGCAAGATCATATTCTGCGGTGATTTTAGGCAATCCGACTTCACTCGCTACGAGGACAAGAAAGGCATCAAAGACTTCATGCGCATCATTACCAAGATGAAGAGCTTCGAGTTCGTAGAGTTTGACGAGAACGACATCGTTAGGTCGGCGATGGTCAAAGAATACATCATAGCTAAGGATAGACTCAATATAGTTGCATAGGAGGACTGAGTGGCGGTTGAGATGGAGAGGTTTAACTTATTTCCTACATTGGTATGTAAGTACAAGTATGATGAAACTAGGCAATTCGAGGATATATTTAATCAACACGAGAACAAGTATCTACTGAGTACTGATCGAGGTGTCGATGCAGGTGAGCACACCGGTTTCAATGCAGTCCACAAGGAACCGGCATTTAGCAATTTATACGCATTCATCGCCCGCAGCGTCAACCATTACATGACCGAATTAGCTATGGACACGTCTAAGTACAGGATCATTATAGGCAAATCGTGGCTTTCCTACGTGGATAATGTTGTAGATATAGAGCCTCACAATCACGCAGATCACCACATATCGTTCATTTACTACGTAGACGATCCTACTGGAATGGATTACATCCATTTTGGCAACACTCATCAACCGAATATCAATCAGCCATTCCATGGTGCGTTCAATCCCGGACCGGAAACCAATGTCGACGGTAGGCAGCCTAATATAAAGGAGTGGAATGCCTACAATTCCTTCGATACGGGATTTCAGTGCGAGGAGGGAGATCTGTGGGTATTTCCCGGCAAGTTGAGTCATTGGACTAAGACGAAGCGGACACCATTCGATAAAGAAAAGCGAAGAGCGATAGCTGGTGACGTGCTGCTCGTGTACAAAGATCCTAGTAATAGAATGCTGTTTGGCATATATGATCCGTCTCACTGGACCGTGTACGACGTCAAGTGAGCATGTACATATATCGAGTGTCGGTGTAGGATTAATAATGGAGAATTGTAATGAGAGTATTTGAGCACGAGCCACTGACTGCACTAGGGGTTACGAGAGTGACGCTTCACAACAAGCGGTATTACGAGGCACCTACTGGAACCTACGAGTCGGTGACTACGATTTTAGGTCGAGCGCTAGACGACGGTCACCTAGATAAGTGGCGTGCTAAGGTTGGCCACGAGAAGGCTGCTAAGATCAGTACTCAAGCAGCTAATCGCGGGACTGCCATTCACGCGTTATGCGAGAGATATCTAGAAAACGATGATACGTATTTATTAGGAGCGATGCCGTCGAACGTACTTACTTTCAAGTCTATTCAATCCGTACTAGACGAGAGAGTGGGGATCATCCGCGCTATCGAGCATATGCTCTACTCGCCGACGCTGAGAGCTGCTGGAACAACCGACCTAGTAGCGGACTTCGACGGCGTATCTTCGATCGTGGACTTCAAGACGTCTCTTAAACCGAAACGTGAAGAGTGGATTCAGTCTTATTTCCTTCAGTCGACTGCGTATGCTATGATGATCGAGGAGATCTACCAAATCCAAGTCCCCCAGATAGCGATCATCATTGCAGTAGACCACGAGCCCGCACAAGTATTTGTAAAGACTAAAGATCAATATGAGGACAGAGTGAGGAGTATATTCTGTGATAAGAACTGAGAAGGAACTAGAGAGGAGAAACCGAATCTTAGTAGCGAGAGCTGCATACGCGTATGAGATACTCGACTCTCCGGTACTAACAGACTCACAGTTCGACGACCTAGCTAAGTCTATTAGACCAGAGATGAGTACTATAGAGGATTACCACTCACCAGAACAGATCTCTAGGTATACAGAACTAGACAGGTTCTTTAAAGAACAGTTCTCGGCCTATACTGGATCGTGGATAAGAAAACACCCTGAATACTCCAAGCTAGAAGTAATGGCTCACTCCTACCAGTACGATCCGGAACTGAGTTGATTTAAATCAGCTTTTTTTTAATACGAGCGTCGCGAGACTCAGCGGCAGCTAATCACTCCCCGCTAAAAATAATTCGCGCCAGCTGAAATTAAACATGTACTTAATTAGCACTGCTTGATATACTAATAATACGAGCTAACCACAGACACACAGGAGACTACCAATGAGAAACTCAGAGAGCTATGCGTTCACCGTAACCAACCTCAACGCCCCCGGCATAGCAGCAGCCAAGTGGATGGCAAAGGTGGCCAATGCCAAGCGCAGAGTAGAAGAGCTGCAAAATTCGGCACAGAATATAGTCAGGCAGCGAGTGGTCATCCGTCCCCGTCTAGGCAAGAATAATCCACATCGTCACCTGTACGCAGTCGGTGGACCACTGAAGAGACTCAGCAGCCAAGACATCAAGCGTGAGCACGGCGCGCGGTTCGATGTGTATGTCAGAGAAATCCAAATTTGGAAATAATTTCAGATGACGTGCGTTTTTTAGTGTACTTAATTAGCATTGCTTGATATACTAATAATAGAAGATGAGCATACACACAGGAGACTACACATGAGCAACTCAATCACCGTCAGCATGAAGTTTAAGATCACCGACTACACGCAGCAGATGCTGGACAGCTTGGATGGTTATGAATCTTATGCTGAGACCGAGATTGCCGAGCTCTTTCAGGACTTCGTGGAAGCTCACCTCAAGCGCGATCGCAAGACAGTCGACCGCTTCATCCAGGAAATCTGCCTCGACACTCATGCAACAATGCAGGAGATTGTGGACGCTGGTGAGATCTAAAAAATAACTCGCGCCAGCTGAAATTAAACATGTACTTAATTCGCCTCGCTTGATATACTAATAATAGAAGATAACACAGAGGAACACACACATGACTAAGTTCGAACGCGATTGCTACGGAATGACCGTCGAAGATATCAACGCTAATCTCATCAACGGCATCACCACTCGCTTGGCTGGTATCGAGATGACGATCATGAGCATACTCTCTGACGCTCAACAGGTGTTAGAGTTTGGTGACTCGGAACAGGCTCGCAAATACATCAACGTAGCCAAGTTCATGATCGCAGAAAAGATGAAGGCAGCTTGACATGCGCATCAACATAGCCAAATTCATGATCGCAACAAACCCCGACCTCGCCATGCTTGACCGCCTCCCGCTCGACCGCAGCAAGGCTGCCCTCAAGGAGCACTTCACCTCCGTGATCAAAGATCCGGTGCAGCTGAAGATGATGCTGAACGACGTGGACAGGAATTGCCGTAGGCCGGCGGACGTCAGCCGCATGTATTGGAACAGCCGACTCTCGGCAGAGGGATTGGGCATTAATGGCTCGAGCTGGAGCAAGCGAAAAAAGTCGGTGGTAGGCTAAAATAAACATGTACTTAATTCGCCTCGCTTGATATACTAATAATAGAAGATAAGTTAAACACACACAGGAGACTACAATGAATACCGACCGCAACCTCGCCCTCGCCTACGTCCTTACCACGGCAGGCATCGAAGACCTCAACGCCATCATCGAGGCAATCAAGGCGCGCCGCGCGACTATAGGCAAGCAGGCTAAGGGCATCATAAAGGCCGGCGCTAAGGTGACTTTCACGTCGAAGGGGACGCTCTACAAGGGTGTAGTAATCTCGGTCAAGGTCAAGCGAGCCGTAGTAGAGTGCGAGCTTCCAGGCAAAGCCTACGACTCCAAAATGCGCCAAGTTCGCGTAACCACCTCATATCGGGTACCACTGAGCATGCTCCAGGCCGCATAGCAGCTATGCACGGCACGTTATGTACATTATTCGCATTGCGTGTTATTCTAGGGATATGATGAAAACAAAGGAAAACAGCATGTACAACTACCTCAACATCGATCAGATCCGGTCTGCTCTGGACTTCCTCGAGGCTAGCTACAGCAAGGCCATGGACGGTGAGGCATACGGTCTCGCTAACGCGATCCTAGCCAAGATCGATGGCCTAACGGAAGAACTGACTGCCAAGATTATGGCAGAGAATCCATACACCACGGCAGCTGACGTGCGTTATTTTGAAAATATTCGTTGACATTTTTTCAAAAATAGACTATATTAAGAATATAAGGAATGGAGAAAAACAAATGAAATTCGATCGTAAG